AATTTTTCTGTGGAATCGCAAATTTTTTAGGGTAAATGACATTCACTAAATATAAGCCTTCGGGTTTCGCTGTTGGAGCGGCTAATTTACGATCTTTTTGCTCTAACAACCATTTCATCCACTCAACAGGTTGATTGCCTGCGCCGACTTCAATCAAGCTTCCCACAATGTTGCGTACCATATGATGCACAAAAGCATTGGCTTGAATATCCACAATAATGTACTGCCCTTTTCGCACCACATTTAAATGATGCACATTTCGCCAAGGGGTATTTGATTGACACTGTGCCGCACGGAAAGAGGAAAAATCATTTTCGCCCAATAAAAACTGCCCCGCTTGGTGCATTTTCTTTTCCTCCAAATCTAAATGACAATGGGTAATCCCTTCTGGCAAAATGGCTGAACGTAATTTATTGCAATATAAAATATAACGATAGCGACGCGCGGTTGCCGAAAAACGGGCATGAAATTCATCCACCACCACTTTTGCCCAACTCACTGAAATATCATCAGGTAAATTCGCATTCGTGCCAAATGCCCAGGCTTTTTCAGGACGAATTGCTGTGGTTTCAAAATGCACGACTTGCCCTGTGCCATGTACACCAGAGTCTGTTCTGCCCGCACAAAATACTTCAATTTTTTCATTTGCCACGAAAGATAACGCTTTTTCTAATTCTTCTTGTACGCTACGCACTTTCTCTTGTCGCTGCCAGCCACAATACTGTTTTCCGTTATATTCAATGCCTAAGGCTATCTTCATTGGAAAATACTCCTAAAACGATTTCAAATTTGACCGCACTTTGCCCGAAAAGAAAAAACACCAATAACTCATCATTATTGGTGTTCTTATCACAAGCTAAAAATTAAGCACGTTTGAAGTCAAAACGTACAAATTTAAAAACACCAAATTTAAATCAATAAAATCAGATTATTATGTGTCTGTAATATTGTTTATTTCCGAAACTTTACATATTTTTCCGAAACTACGAAAGTTACAGGGCTGTAATAATGCCATAAAATAGGGCATAAAGACATTCGGATTCTTCAGAATGTTTACTATGCCCTGAATATGGAAGAAGTTGCTGAACTTCTAGATTAAGGCAGAGTATCAGGGAATGGATCGTCTGTTAGCCAGGTGATAACAGGTAGCCTCATATAATCAAGGTCTGCTGTTGGCACTTTATCCTTAAATCTCAACTCGATATAAGCTCTATCACCTGTGCTAGCAACATACACAGTTGCGATCTCATCACCGTCATCACTATAAAACGGAAGCATTATAGGTGTGCGTGTACGAAACCCTAACGGGATTTTGAAATCAGGCAGAATATTCATCCGTTTTGCGTGATTTTTACGAGTAAATTTAGGATTACTGCTCCCGTAAAAAGAAATAGTGTCCCAACGCCCCGCATAGAAAGAACACTCAACTCTGTTATTCACTCGTCTTAAATGAATAGCCCCCTCTTTAATATTTACAGAAATGTTAGATAGTCGTCTAATACCTGTATCACCCGATATAACAGTCCACTGTCTATTTTGCTTTTGCCATAGGTATGCACCAACGCCTGCACCATTTGTTGAATTATAAAAAGTTCCGTTCGGCTCGTTACCTGTAATCTTTCCGTTTGTCGTATCAGGTTTATCGGGTCTGCCGTCTCCAGTGATGATATTAGAATTTGTAGGTTGTGCAGAAATGCCAGTCGGAATTTTATTCTCAACTCGTCTAACTTCACTTCCTATATATTCTGCCAACTCTGTAATTGCTGTATCAAACGCCATTATCGGTTATATCCTCTTTGATAGGCTTCTTTAAGGTTGATACCATCTAACACGGTAAATTTCCCAACAAGAAGTGCAAGTGATTGGTTTGTTTGAGTAACTTTTTGAACTAATTTATTCAAACCGTCCTCACCAGTTTGCATATTTTTGAGCATATCGCCTAATTCTTTGATAGTGTCAATGCTCGCTTCAACCTGTCCACCTAAAAGCTCATTTTTAACATCAGCTTTTGCTTGTGTTAAAAGTTCGAGGATTTTCTTAGCGGAGAGTGTTGAACTGTCGCCTGTTGCGCTATCGTTGATACCTGCACTACTACTCGATAATGCTGTAATGGATTGGTTTAACTCATTGATTGCACCAACAATCGATCCCTTCTCGTTTGTTGTTAAGGTTGATAATAAACCGATAAGTTTAATAATTTCTTTATCTTTAAGCCCAACAAATTCTGCAAACTCAGTTAAAATTTGAGTAAAGTCTGGTCTTGCCATATTCTATGCTGCTCCTATATTGTAAAAAGTTTTTAATTCTTCGAGTGTTGGGATTTTTTCCTTTCTCTCGCCAATCTCTTTTATTAAACGCACTTTAACCTTGATGTTAGGTCTTGAACGTTTAACTAATCTAATAATCATCTCGCCTCCGTTATATCGTGGATAAGCGTGAATTCACCGCCTGCGAGCGTTCTGATTAATCCTTGTGGGCTGGTGCATTGCAAATCCCAGCTTGCAGTTTCCCACTTCGCGCCTAGCGTTTTATCGTGTGACAATGTGACGGTTACTAGGTTTTCGCTTACAGTAATCTCACCTGTTTCGGTTGATAATTTGATAATCTCGCCTTTCTTCGGCTCAATCCACATATCGAACTTACTTCCAGATAAATCACTTTTCTGCTCGTCATCCTCTAGGATTTCAAAAGTCCATCCGTCATCATCACCACGTACTGTTTCTAGCTCAATGTTTTCCATTTTTGCTCCAATAAAAAACCGCACCAAGATTTCTCAAAGTGCGGTTGATTTTAGTTAAGGTTGATTAGATTACGATTTGACCGTTTTCTTTCAGATAAGCATAAATCCGCTCTAATTCAATTTGCTCTGTTGTTTTGCCAATATCCTCTTTGGTTAATGGCTTACTCATTAGCTCTTTTGCGGCCACTGCATCAATCCATTTATAATCAGAGATGATAGGTGTAAAGTTAGTCACAGAGCCGTCACTATCTTCACCAGTGCCTAATACATACTTGGCATTGATTGAGCCATCTTCCTGTTTGGAGTACGCAGCGATAGCTGAATACATTGGGTTTAAGATTTTGTTGAATGTTGTCATATTTGCCTCTTATTGATAGATTGTTTGTGTGTCAGATACAGCGTATGCTGTGACGCATATTTTCGTATGCTCACTATTGAAACCAAAGACTTCTGGTGGGTGTTGACCTCTAGACGTTTTGGAATAAAAGTAGTCTTTACGCTCATTAGCGTTAACAATAAAGGTAATGTCAGAATTAACGATAAACACAATTCGTTTAACTGGTGATGGATTAATGTGAATAGTTGTGGAATAAAATGCTACTCTATCATTTTGTGAGCCAATGCTACTTATATTAACATCAGCCACAAACACCTCACACAAATTACCGCCCACCAACTGATTAACCTCAAGCGTTCCTGTGAATTTACCAGTTGCACCTTCCAATCTAGCCCCTTTTATCGTGCCGCCCTCAATTACCGAACCTTTAACAGAACCACCGCTTACGGTTGTACCAGTGATTGTTGTACCACTGATTGTTCCACCTGATATGGTATTCCCGTTAATGGTTGTACCTGTGATTGTTCCTGCTGTAATTCGTCCAATATCAGAACTGATAGCAGAAAGGCTAGATACATTTAACTTGTCAGAGGTTAATGACCGTGTGGCTATATGGTCCGCTCCGATACTACCAGCTGCAATATGTTTCGCTGCTACTGCACCAGTTGCAATCTGATTAGCTGTAACACTATCAGCCGCCATTTGTTGAGCGGTGATTGAGTTGGTTACAATCGAGCCACCGTGAATAGCTGTAACACCTGCATTCTGCCATGGGCTAGGTTGAGTTGTGTATTCTGTACACTCTTCCAACATTGGGTTTGCGATTTTAAGTGTGGCGACAGATCGCATATCACGCATAACACAAGTAACTGACACATATCCAGAATTGGGCGCGGTAAAGAATACGTGAGTGCGAGTTGATGGGTCAATGCCACCAGTTCCCTCCTCCATCGCTCCTGACTGTGAATATCCAGAAATACTTCTGCCTTTTCGACCGGAAAAAGCGAAATTGCTAATCCAAGAAGTGCCATCACTAGCAATCTCTTGCACCATTAGTTCGCCAGTACATTGCCAAGCATCAACAAAGGCTGAAAAACAGTATCTTTGATTTGGCACAACTCTAACCACTTGCTCTACAACATTCCACCAGCTTGACACATTAGAATTAGCCATAACTCTAGCAGTTAAAACGGCTCCATTGGTAACCAATCCATTGAAATTGGCACTTGTCCATCTTGCTAGACTGGTTGTTCGCTCTGCTAGACTGCCATTACCTCTATTCTCACTCCAGCCATAGGCATTATTGTCAAAAATAGGGTTGTAAAGTAGATTGCCGCCAAGTCCAATCGCTAACTTATCAGCGGTAATCTGCCCTGCTGCCATGTGTTCAGCTCGCACCGCTCCAGCTTGTAATGCGCCAGCTCCGATTGTATTCGCACCAATTTGATCAGCTTGTAAAGTGCCGACTAATTGCGTTGTTTTAATACGGATTCCACTTGCATCAATTCCGTTTTCAAGGTATTTGCTACCGTTCCAAGTGTATAACTTGCCGTCTGCGGTGTTGTAAACTTGTTTATGCCCTTGATATTCGCCAGTGTTCAAGCCGTTGACTGTTTTAATCAAATCTAGGTTGCGAGCTGGTAATGCAGTATCAATGACTTCATTAACGATGTTTTGAGAGAGCTTTTTATTTAAAATCTCTAACTCTGCATCAATATCAACCGAACTTTCGCCACGCAAGCCACTTTGCTGACTAAATGGGCCAATGTTCACGCCTCGAGTATGTCTTAGCCAGTAGTATCTAACTTTCTTAGCTCCAACTTCGTGCGTGTACATTCTTGCAGTAACTTTCGTTAAGCGTGTGGCGGTCTTAATGTTATTAGTTTCGCTAACAAAAATCTCTGTCGCTGTGGCATCATTAATCCAATCCCACTCGATTGTAATGTTACCCAATCCACCAGTTACTCTAACGCCTGTTGGTGCTGGAGGTTTATCAATGACAAAGGTTTGTGTTCTTTCGCTTAAGACCTGTCCTTTCTCATTTTTAACTTGGATTAAGACTGAGTATTCACCATTTTCTAAGCTGTCTAAGTTTAGATTTGGCGATGTTTGACCTAATCGGATATCGTATAACGCACCATCTTTATAGATGCGGAAATCATACTTAATAACACCGTTACCGCCAGTAACATCGCCAGCAAAAGATACACTACCATCAGCATTAACTGTCACCCCGATATTACTTACCTGAGGAACAGCAAGGATTGATGTTGCTTTAGGCTCAAACTTCGCTCCATTGTCAACAATCGCCTCTTTCTGTGGTTCGTGTTGTAAGGCTGTAATTGTATATTTGCCTTTAATATCTTCCTTGACAGATAAAACCTTAAATAATTGAGTTGATACCTGTTGAGTAGATAACGACCAAACACTATAAACCTCTAATCCTGTTGGTGCTTGGTCTAAAGTAACTTCCGCACCGTTTACAGATATAATCTTAATGTCTTGATGTTTAGCTTGAGAATTAATGTAACTGAAATAACTATTACCGTTGACTGATATTTCACGGTCTAAGGTAACTTTCTTGCCATTAACCGCTAAAACTCGACCACCAATATTCGTTCCTGCGTAATGCGTATCAGCAACCTTAATGATATCACCCGGGATATTCATTAATCCCTCTGCACCAACAGTAAAGCTAACTGTTTTAGTTTCTAGCTTTTCAGTCTGTAATAACCACAATCCCGTGCGATGTGCTTGTCCTCTAGAGGTACAACCAAAGGCGGTTACTTTCTTAACGTTCAATCCATTTTTGCGAATAGAATCATCGTCAGAAACGTACTCAATCGCTCGCTCGTATGCGTTGTCTTTATCTGCGTATTCAACTTGGATTGCATTATGTCGGGATTTCTTAGCGGAATAAGTATAGCTAAACTCACCTTTCTCAACGTTCGCATTGGTGTAAGTCCAAACCGGATCGGCTGGTCTATCCATGATGAATGTTAATTGTTGACCCTGCCAAACAGGGATTGCTCTAAATACCGAACACAGATTAGAGATTAATTCATAAGCTTGCGATTGTTCTGTTTTGTATAAATTACAGGTGAATCTAGGCTCTTTTCCACCAAAGCCATCGGGGACTAGCTGGTCGCAATATTGAGCGATTTGGTATAGCGTCCATTTATCTGCGGTAAATGCCGGCAAATCTTCCCAACCTGTACCGTATCGTTTACGCAGAATGATGTCGTAAAGCACCCATGCTGGGTTATCAGTCCAACTTAACTTAAATGTACCGTCCCACATTCCCGTATATTTGCGAGTGTAAGGGTCGTAATTGCTAGGAACTTGAACTTTTATACCTAAAATGTCATAGGTTCGAGTTGGAATAGAGCTAAATTGCTCTGAATCAAATTTAACCCCAATCAAAGCAGTGTTAGGGTAAGTGAATTCAGTGTCAATAATTTCTGTGTAGCTAGACCATACCGTCCCATTCTGTAATCGTTGAGTGTTACTATCTTCTGTCACTCGTTCAATTTTGACAGTAAATGGAACTGGCGGAAGATTGTCAAAAGTGTGTTGCTGTAGGTATTGTGAGCTATATTTCCCGTTAATAGTAACTGGATAGGTTTGAGTGCCAATAGTGATGATGAGATTAACTTTTGACCCGTTCGTATCGCCATTCTCTTCCTGCTTAAAGAGAGATTGCACCCCGATTGTTAAGCGTAATCTAGAAACCTTGTTATCTGTAACAGTTCGAGTAATGGGTAAATTCTTTTTAACTTGCGTCCCTACGCTAATCTCTTTCTCAGAAGTGTTAAATCCTTGAATAACATCTTGAACTTGGCTACCTACTCGACCCTCAATTTGAACATTATTAAAGTTATATGAACCGTCTTTGTTTTGAACTGGCGTATTGTTGAAATAGACAGATTTTAAACCATCAGCAAGCCCCTCGATTTCGCCCTCTGAAATAATCTCAACAATCTTAACAAGTTGCTTACTGCGACTTGTTTCTTTAGCTTCTACGGGCGTATGACCGCCACCGCCACCTTTACCCATTATTAGCTCCTATTATTGAAAAACGGTAGAATTTTGCCTTGCTTGTTTTCTGGAGGATTTCTATCAAGGTCCATTGTCTCGATACCTTGAGAGATGATTAGAGATCCAACTCTAATTCGCCCATACGCTAACGGAACAATCTTCCCTTGTGCCGCCATGTTTGAAAGGTTGGTAAAAGAAGTTGATTGTTTCTTCTCTTTTTCTGAACCAAGTTTCATCTCTGGCATTTTTGTAAGCATCTGAGCGACACCGCCAAGCAATAACGATGCGCCTAATCCACCAACCATCCATGCGGCATTTGCGCCAATAACGCTAAAACCAAGTGGGCCTAAAGCCAAAGCACCTGCAATAAGCGCTACGCCAGTAATCACTCCAAATAACCCACCACGCTTTGAGCCTTTCAGTGTTGGAGTGAAGTGAACGATTGCATCGTCTTTTAACTTTTGGCTCAACCCTTTCTCTAAATAGCGGTTATCGAAATAATCTCGCCCCACTCTTACAGTGAATAAGCCTTGCTGAATAAACTGTCTTAGCTTTGGGATTTGACTTGTTAAGGCATGAATAACTTCTGCGGTTGTTTGGCAATCTAGCCTGAAGTCAGATCCAAACTGTTTAAGGGAACCATAAAATCTAACGTTGACCATTCTCTGTGTCTCCAAATGCTGTGAGTGTGCTTGAGCCAATAACCATCGTACAAATCACGCTTAGATAGTCGTTTTGGTGCGTGATGAAGAACCATTTGATCGCCTATATAAATAGCGGCGTGGTTTGGTACATTTGCACCAACACTAATCAAAATTACATCGCCAACTTGAGGCTCTTTAACTTGCTCAAATCCCTGTTTCTCGATATTGTCTAAGTAGAGATTTCCACCCTCTTCCCACCAATAATCTTCACGTTCAAAGTTAGGCATTTCATAACCTGATAGACGGTAGAAGTCTCTAAATAACGTGTAGCAATCCATCTCACCGTGCTTAAATTCACGACCGATTAAAAATGGGATTTTGGGGAAAATATGGATTCCTTCATCGCAAACTAACCAAAAATCTAATTGGCTGTAGAGTTGAGTTTGCAAATCTGACTGGGATAGTTTTGGCTCGCCTTGTGGGTGAGAATGAACCAATGCCACAATCTCACCTTTCTCTGATGCATTGATAAAATCTTCTGGTGTAATCTCAAAGTGGTTTTCCTTATCTTCTGCTACGTTTTCGCAAGGCATAAAGATTTTTTCTCCACCCATTAAAACAACAAAACCACAGCTTTCCTGTGGTTCTTTTGATTTTGAGTAACGGATTATTTCGTTGTGTAGTTTTCCGTCCATCGCTTACCCCAACTTATCAACACTGACAAACCCACCGTAGTTGTGCGTGTTGTTTCTTAACTTACAACCAGTCAATAAACCGCTACACTTATCCTTTTTAGGGTCGGTTGTTGGTTGGTCTTTTTCATCTGCTACTGCTCGACCTGTATAACCGCACTCAACGCCACGATACAGCCACGAACAAGTAGAAGTTATCATTCGTCCTATTAAGGCGTTATCTGTCTCTGACGGTAAAGCTAAAGTGAATTGAGCCACATCTCGATTGAGCGAGGATAATTGCTCAATTAGAAAATAACTCAATACTTCCTGCGATGGGTCTGCCTGCTTATTACCACTCTCGAAATTCACCGCATCGAGATAGTGCATATAGACCAATCTACGTCTAACCACACCGCCTAAACACTGTTCAAAGCGATTACAAAGTGCGGTAATAAATCCACCAACATTTCCTAGAGTTAGTGTTGGTCTGTTGCTTGGTCCACTACCTGACATTTCAAAGCCGTCTGCTTTAACCGCAAATGGCTCATAAGTCTTGCCTTGCCATACGATAGGTTGTGACTTTTCATTTTTACCAGCATAAAAACGATACAATTCACCGTTTATACCGTCAGCATCTTTCAAGCCTCGCAAATCCACTTCAAACAGCTCAATTAATGCGTTTTGTTCTAGTTTGGCTAGGTCTAGTTTGAATTTATTGCTAATTAGTTGTGGCATTTTTACTCCAATAAAAAACCGCACCTAAAAAGATGCGGTTTTGCGTTTAGTTATTTCACATGGCAATTTAAGTCGTCAATTTATTGACATATTTTTGTATTTAAATTTAGTTATTGTCTTCGTTCCGTTTTTGCAGACATTTTTTTCAACATCTAAAAATCCGTATTCAATCCATTCAACTGATGATTTTGTTTCTTTTTTAGTGTAGACGCCATATTCGCCAAATCCAAAATTTTTATCTTGTATGGATGAGGGAATTAACAATTTGCAGATATTCATTGGTTTCTTTTCTGTATTGCTGTCAACTTCAATTAACTCAGGCAAGATTCCATTTTTTATATTATCAATCTCTGACCAAATTGGGTATTTTTTGCAACATGGATACGGGTTGTTTTTAGCATCAAACTCAAAAATAGGATAGCCATTTTGGAATATTGTTGGTTGAGCTAGTATTTTCTTTGCTCGCTTTAATTTTGCAGCCAGTCCAGCATCAAGATCCACCGTTATGTAGGTGCTTGTTCCGTCTGATGGCGGCGTCCCTTTTACGCTAACAGAATCCTCATCATCCACTTTTATATCAATACTACAGCCTTTACCAAATCCGCAAACTATCTGTCCTCGCTCTATGCTAAATGTCAAATAATCGGTATTGGAATTGTCTGTAGTCCATAAGCTTAATTTGGCCCGCTGTTTCCCCTCATACGGAAAATCAAACTCCACTTCATTATCACTCTCTATTGTCGCTGATATAATTGAATTGTTACTCATTTTAGAGTTACTGTTTGAAAGCTCCCACTTTGTTTCACTTGCAATAGAGAAAAATGGGATTAATAAAATCGAAAGTAGTCTCTTATTCATATTTAAATAATTTCAGTTGTGAAGTTTTATGATATTAAATTAAACGAGCTATCATTTAAAGATGGCTCATGAAAATTAATTAAAAACTTGCTGAAATTGCAATGAATATTCAACATAAGATCCGTTATCAACTTTAGACCATTCCGAGCAGAGAATTAATATTTTCTCAGTTTTGCCAGGTGGAATCCACTCAAATGATTTATATCCACCATGTCGCGTAAGGAATGAATCAAGAGATTTAATCATCTCTCTTTCTCTAACTTTATGATAGCGAATTGTGGCGGTAGTTGATAATGGCAAAGAGTTAAGGCCTCTTACCCTGCGCTGCTGATAACCATCGCCAAATTCGATAACATCAACTTCTGGCTTGTAATCTAACTGCATCCCCCATTGAACTTTGAAATTAAATAACTCTTTCATTTTTTACCTCAACATTCCACCACTTCTAGATTCATTTCTAAGCACATCGTAAACTTGCGCCCTGGTTAATCTAGCAATCTTCTCGGCTAGTGCCGGATCACTGTCGCCATCGCCAAAGTTATTTGTCTGGTTAATGACAACTGTCTTATTGCTTGAGCCACCTAATGCTTTGTTTAAGTTTGAGTTGCTTGTAATCTGTCCGCTTGCTCCTGGAGTGAATAACTCAGGTCCTTTCTCACCGACAAGATACGTTCTGCCGCCACCAACATAACCACCGCTAGCGCGAGCGCCTGAGATAGTAACGCTTTTAAGTTGGTTAAGCACTGCCGCACCTTGGCTTGCAACCGCTGCCATATTCGCAAATTTCTGCGCAGGAGTAACCGCTGTAGGGTCATTCATGGCTTTCATAACTGCAGCATGTAAGTTAATTAAGGATTCAGCGATTTGAAATGATTTAGATATAGCAAAAAGCGTTCGATATGCTGCCGACTGCTTACCACCTGCCGACTCCGCCAATCCTGCCAATCCATCAAATAATGATGCGGCAATATTTAGCTGTGTCGTGAGTGCTTGTCTATCTAAATCTTCCTTGCGTTGCCGATACTGATCTTCTATTAACGCCTTGGCCTCTTCGAACTGCTGAACGTTGATAAGTTGCTGCTCATACAGCTCTTGAGCCTTAACTAGCTGATCCTCTCGAGTAATATCGCTTTGGACATACGGATCATTACCTGAACCACGAATATCATTAAAAAATGACCGCACTTTATTTGATCTGTCATTATCTTCTTTGATTTCTTTGGCTTTCTGTTTCTCCAACGCCTGATCATACGCTTGAGACTCTAGCGCTAGATAATGTTTTCTTAACTCAAGCGCGCTACTAAAATTACGCTCTTTAGCATCTTTCTCAGAAATAGCCATTCCGTTAATCTTGGCTATACGTTGTTGATGCTGTAATTCCAATTTCTGCATCTCGTTAGCGTATTGCATATCTAGAGACGAGACATCGTTTGTCTTACTACGAGAACCGCGGCTTGATTTCGCTGACGTTTTTTTATTTTCGCCTTTGTTTATTGTCGCGATTTGTTCATTGTAGTTTTGTTCAAGTTTATTAAGCTCTGACTTTCTTAACTGATCGATTGTTTCAAAACCGCGCTTTTTAATCTCAACTTCGCTCAACACAAGATTTTGGATGGCTTTCTTGTCTTTTTCGTGTTGTTCAGTTAGCTTTTGTTGTCGAGATTTTAGCTTATCTTCAATCTTTTCAAGTTGCGACTTGCCTGCATTCTCTTTTTCTTCCTGCTCGGCTTTCTTGCGTTTTGATTCGGCAGCATCTGCCTCCGCTTTTTGTTTATCCTGCTCTTCTTTTAGTTTTGCTCGAGCCTTGTCTAAGTTGGCTTGTTGTTGATCCATTTGCTCACGCATTGCGGCCAACACTTCATCGCTACCATCAAAGGCACCAGATTCAAACTGTTGTTCTAGAGATTTTTTAGACTTCTCCAAAATGGAGATTTCATTTTCAAGATTTTTTACATGGGTCGCAGTATCTACGCCTTTCATTGCCTTAGTCAGCTTAATGAAAGCACCTGAAAGACTATCTACCGCACCTTTAAAGAATTTTGTGATGCCTGTCGTTTCTGCAAACTGCTCTTTTAATTCGTCAGTTGCCTGCCCTAATGTGTCAAGCGAGCCGGATAATGTATCTTTTGCAGAACCCTCACCAGTACCGCCAACGCGTTCTTGTAACGCTTTAAATATAATTTCCTGTGCTTTAGCCTTATCACCAGTTTCAACAAAAGAGTTGATTAAATTTTGCTGTTCTGATGTAAGTTCAATACCCTTTCTTTTCAGAATAGATATTGCTTCAGCTGGATTTTCTAAAGCTCGCCCAAGATTTCTAGCCTCGCTAGAAATATCAGTGCCAAACGTTTCGGCTAAATCTTGAGATAGTTTAATTGCCTCTTTAAATGATTCGCCAGTAACGCTTTTAAATGTCATCATTACCGACATCGCTTGTCGCACACCATCGGTACTAGCAAGCGTATTCATAGCAACAGAACGAGCAAAATTATCTAGCTCTGAAGATGAAAAGCCAACAGCTGCCCCAGTTGCTCTTAATTGAGCCTCTGTTCTTGCCATGTAGCGTTCTGTTTCTTCAAAAATTTTTATGCCATCGCCTAAAGAGCCAACAAAAGAGACGACCGCACCAGTTGCAGCAAGCGCCGCTGTTGCTAATCCACCAATCGCAATTTTGGTGAGATTAATGCCACCAGTGGTTTTCCCAAACCCATCTAGAGATTTACGCGCTTTATTAATTTCTTCGGTAAATTTAGCTGTCTCTGCCTCGAGTTTGATTTTTAAATTGCTAATCTGATCCAATTCTCAATACTCCTGAATTTGCAGCGGATGCCTCCATCATTTCCTCGTCCGTCATTTCTCGTGACGGTTCCTCAGAATTAAAGATGGAAAAATCTCTAGCCGTTACTACCTGTTTGGCGGCAGCGCAGTTATAGACCGAACTTGTCATTATTCCGTAACCATAATCAAGCATTTCAAGCGTGAACGGTCGTTTTCCGAAATATTTGTACCAAGAAAAATACTCCGCAAGAGACATCTCACGGAGCATTCTTCGATAGTCCGCACGTTTAAATTCGTGCGCAAGCTTTAAAACAAAATCAAGTTCGGCCTCTAGGCGTTTTTTACTTCACCGTCCGCACTGTCTGCTTGCTCTACTTCTTCCTGACTTTCTGTTTTAGGGAAGTTACACACATTTTGAACAGCATCAAGAACGAGATAGAAGTCATTATTTGTAAGTGTGGTTAAGACTTCATTTTGTAGCTCGTCAATAGTTTTATCTGTCTTAGTATGTGATAACGAGTAAGCAATCAATCGCGCATGAGCTAGCAAGTTATTTCTTGTCATTTTATTAAGCTTTGCATTGATCTCTTTCTCTGTATCTTCCGCTTTAATTGGATCAGGTTTTTCGAGCGAATTCATGTACTCGACATATTCAAGATAATCTAAAGCAGACAGTGCGGATAACTGAAGAACTTGCCCATTAACTTCAAACTTGATTTGTTTTAACATGATTAATCACCTGCTTGATTTGTTTCAGCTAATAATGGTTTACCAACATTGGTTAGCTTGATTGTGCGTGTCATTGTTTCATTTTGCGGAACAGCTTTACCCAAAGAGGATACCCAAGCAAAATACACATCTCGAGTGCCATTTGGATATACCACCAAATAGAATTTTTTATTACCGCTGTCAAAATCTTTAACGATAGCTTGTTGAGCTGTATCGCCAGGCAACCACGCAAGAGTGATAGAGGTTTCACCTGCTGATTTAGCCCCTTGGCTTGTTGATTTCCACTCTGCGTTCGGATCGTCTAAGTAGTTATCCTCATAACTTTCCGCAGTAACTTCGCCAGGCGATAACTCTTTAATTTTTGCGATACGTTCCCAGTTTTCGGCTTTTTTGATTTCTGCCGCTGAAATTGTTCCACCTTGAATAGCCGTGGTTTCTTTCTCGTCTTTCAAACGGAAAAACTGTGTACCGGCACCTTTCATTGGTGTAGTGTCTTTTTTAGCCATTATTGACCTCGTAAGTGATGTTGTATTGGATGTCGGCAGCGATCCACGTTGCCATTTGTTCATCTTGATCGTAATCAAACGAAGAGAATGAAGTTGTTTCAGTTATACTGGATAGCGAATCTTCAACTATTCCACTCTCATAGATTTCTTGAGCTAGTTTATCTAAATCATCTTCTCTAGATGCTGACTTCATAAACGCAGCAATGTGCAATGTAGCCTGCAACGTTCCATCAAGATAGCCTGTTGGTGTAACATTGCTGATAAACACCGCAACAGTAGGGCTTTGATTCTCAATATCTGAGAATGACGGCTTTCCATTGCTGAACTCTTTAACCTTTGGCAGGTGAGCTGTTAGCCTATCGATAACTGCTCGTCTAATTTCTGAGTGAATTTTCATTTCTTGACCACTATCTGAATTTGTCTAATTAACTGATTTCTTAATTCCATCGGCATCTCTTTTTCGTATGCGCGTTTAACTTCAGCGTGAAAAGCCTCAGTTAGCGGAATCTTGAGTGGAATTTTAACTACATCGATTGGATAACGGTCTTTCCCTTGCCGTTGCATTACTTGCGTTCTTCCGTTTTGGAGTTTCTGAATAAATGCTCTTTGAAAAAAACGATTACCGACTTTTAATTGACCTTTATTTTCGCCTCTTCGAACAAATCTTCCGTCACCTTTGATTAATCTGATTACCGGTAAATTTCCTCGATTGACCTTGATAAAAGCGCTTAATCTTCTTGGTTTGGCACGCTCTAGTTTCGCTCGACCTTTAATAAAGCGCTTAGGAACATCAACTTTTTTGGATGTATCTATTACAGCTCTCACCATGACTTTTGCTGCAACATTGTTAATTGTCCGCGCCATAGCTTGTGGAACTGCTTTTTTATCAATGTCGGTTAATGCTTTCTTGGCTTTCTCGATGTCGTCATTAATTGCCATCAGTAACTTGCATCCTCTTCCAGTTGTAGAATGATTGTTCCTGAATTAAAGCTGAAACCGCTAACAATATACTCAATGTTATTTATCGTTACGCGATCATTTTTCTTAGGCTTATACCCTGAAGATTTAAATAGCGTAAGCGTGCGATAAATACCATTAATCTGCTCAAATTCTTTTGGAACTTCATCTAAAACCGCTTTGTATTTTTTACCATTGATGACATAGACGGACATCATCACATCTGATATGACTTTGTCCGCCTGTGCGATTGCTACATCAAATGGACTAAGCGTTGATCTTGACATCTACGGTTTCCACAGATGCACCGCTTGCGCGCCACGCAACACCTAAGCGTTTATTACTACCTGCGGTAGTTGTTGCACCATCAGCCGCAGACCAATAAACGATCGCACCTTGTTTAATGTCATCTGCCGCTTTTGCTTTAACGGTAAATACACCAGTAGTTAAACCAACGCCTACACCACCTTGAGCAACGTCAGATACTGCAACAACTGCAAGATTTTCGAGCACTGCAACATCACCGCTCTTCATATCAGCGGTAGCGGTAAAGCGTACTGTATTGCCATCTTGTACATAATTTTTAGCCATATTCAATTAATCCTATGATTTGTTTAATAAAAAACCGCACATTGTTAAAAAGTGCGGTTACTATTTAATGGATTCTAAGTTACTTGTTTGTAACTTTAACGATGCCGCGATAGTCGATCACGTTCACACCTGCATCAATGCGAACTTTTGTCGCTACACCATCAACAGTAAAGCCTTGTTGTTGTTCGATGTATGGAGTATCAATGCCATCAAGGTATGAAACTTCAATCGCCTCTTTGTTGATCAAGTACCATTCTTTCGGATTTGCAATTTGTAAACGAGCAGATTTAACCGGATCAACAACGCCTTGTAACGGATTGATGATGCCTGAATTCATATCCGCCCCCTCTACGCTTGTAGAGCCTAATAATTGTTTAGCACGAGTATATAAAGATGTTGGCGCTAATAAGAATTCTGGCTCGATAGCTAAAGGTTGACCGCTTGCATCAACGAAACCATTCATCATTTGAATAGCTTTATCAATGTTTGCAATGTCTAGTGCAGCGTTATCAAATGCGTTTTTGTGTGAGGCATCAAATAATTTCTTGCCATCTTGAGCAATAGCGTTACCAGTTAATAATGCGAATACTAATTTAGCGATAGTTGCTTTTGCCGCTTGTCCCATTTTTTCTGGGATTTTAGTTAAAAGGTGCATATCATCATTCAAGATAGCTTGACGAGTGATAGAGAACAATTGACCGTATGTTGCAAGTGCTACATTCGCGCCCTCGTCACCAATCTTGCCATAGCTGTATTCTTCACCTTCGCCAACTTCAGGAAGAGAGCTAAAGACACCAAGACCAACGCGTTTAGTCGCGCGGAAATCTGTTAGCGTACCGCGAGTGGTGAACTTCTCGTAATCTTCTACAGCACTTTCCCAACCTTTTAGTAATGATTTGTGCGCCACATCAATTAAGATTTGGCCGAAGTCTGAGCTTGAGTGTGTGAACGCTAAGCCAACGATACCCATTGCATTTTGACCAGCAACGCTAACGCCACGATCTGCAAGTGATGCTCGAGCTAATTCGCGCAAGCTCATACCGCTATATGCGTTAGCTTTTGTGTTTGATTGATCTTTATCAATGCCTGCACGAGCTAATAAAGATTGTTTAACGCTATCGCCAACGATGTTACCGTTACCAGCATAAGGAGTTGCGGTTGCGCTTGGGGTTGTGCCTGCACCAAGTTTTGCTAATAATTTGTCTTTTGCTTGCTCTGCGGTAATTGATAAATCACCCAAGCACTCAACCAATAAGGCATCGTGAGCAGAGCCAAACGGAGCGAATACTGCTTTAATGTCAGAATTGCGTTTATTTAATTCAGCTTGCACTTGCGCAGTATTATCTACTGTCACAGTTTGAGTTGTATTTACTGGCGCTGATTGTTCAGTTGGTGTTGCTTGTGATGCTGGATTTGTACCAGCGTTGCCTTGTGGCTTAAACAACATGTCTTTCATTGCTTTTGGCATATTTTCAAAGTCCTCTAATTTTCGTGATTTAATAGACGCCATCGCCACAAGTGGTTCGGCTAATTTGTCAGCAAATCCTTGCTCAACACACTCTTTACCGTTGAGCCAAGTTTCTGCTGATAGCATTTCTGCTAATTCTTCTGGTGTTTTCCCTGTTTTGCTTGCGTAAGCAGGGATTAGCGTATTTTCGACCTTGTCTAACAGGTCAGCATACTTACGCATATCCTCTGCATCACCACCTTGTATACCCCAAGGCTTGTGGATCATCATCATTGCATTTTCTGGCATGATTACCTCATCGCCAGCCATTGCAATAACGCTCGCCATGCTTGCCACCAATCCGTCAATGTAAACTGTTACATTAGCGGAGTGGTTTTTAAGTAGGTTGTAAATTGCGATGCCATCAAAAACATCCCCCCCCGGGGAGTGGATGTGTAGATTGATCTGCTTGAGGTTGTTGCCAAGCGCTTTTAGATCTTTTGAAAAACTCTTAGCTGTAACTCCCCAATATCCGATCTCATCGTAAATCGAGATCTCTGCCGTATCGTTGGCTTTGGCTTTGATTGAGTACCAAGACTGGTTATTCGTCTTTGTCGCGCTCGCTGCCATCGCCACCGGCGACAGAATCATCTTTTGCTTTTTCATTTGTCTTACCTGTGTTAGTTAAATCTGTGTCAAACTTGAGACCGAATTTACGGTTTTCGTCAACCTCAACTCTTCGTCTGCGTTTAACTTCTGCTGGATTGCTACCGCTTGCTCGTACAGCTTGGCTTTCCGTTGCTAATCCACCTTTGATGCGCTCTTTCCACGCTTGCGCCTCTTTTGTCGGATCAATCCATGGCATCACAGGTCCACTGTAAACAGCGTTATAAAGTGATGCATGATCAATATCGACTGGCACATCAATTTCGCCGCTAACAATCGCCATTTTTAGCCATTCTCGGTAAATCGGGCGGGAGATGTGCGCAACAAAGGTATCCTGTAAAACTGCGTAACCCTCAAAGCTCTCCACCAACTCTTGGCGTTGGCTTGAGTAAGTGCCGTTATAGTCACGTGCAATGCTTGAGTAACTGGAGCGAGTACCAGCCGCCGTTGCTCTTAATTGTCCGTTTCTAAAGGTTTCAAGGTTAACGTTTGGTCGGTTTGAGTTGATTAACCCGATGTCCTCACCAGGTTTTAAATCATCAATGATTGCACCTGGAGCAATCTCAAAATCTCGCTCCGGACTGTCTGCTCCATAATCATCATTATCTCCGTAGAGTGCTGCATCACCTTTTTTGATGTACATCGTAAAGGCCGCAGCAATTCGCGCGGCTACTCGTTCGCTCTCCTCGTAATCTTTGAGGTCGGCAAGGCGGACAATTACACCGTGCAACATTGATACGCCACGCAACTGGTGCAAGCGTTTTTTAAACGCAAGGTGCAGCATATTTTCTGCTGGCACTGATTTAACTCGCCCGTAAGTGCGGTTATTTTCCTGTGGATTATCCATGTAAACACGGTAAGACACAGGACGGCGCCAAGCATTAATCTCTATACCTTGGATTACATTAGCCGTATCAGATTGCCACATAGGCACAAAGTCAGGCTCTAATGCCTCAAGACTAAATGCAATGTCAGTGCTATGATTTAGTCCAGCTACACTACCACGCACAAGTTGGATAAATACCTCGCCATCACGAAGCCACGTTCGCAATAACATTCGCTCTAGCTCAGGGCGAGTAAATTGTCCGGTAACCTCTGGCCGCACAGACCATTCAGCCCATTTTTTTCGGATTTGCTCTGCTAACTCCTCGTCAACATCACCAGTTAATTTAAGAGGTTGCGGTTCAATGTGGATACCTCTTGAGCCGATAACACGCTCTTCCATTTTGTCCAAGATGCCGATCACAATGTCGTGATTTTGGTCTAACGCCCTTGCCTGCTCTCGCAAACTTACCGCACTTTGTTTTGTTGATATGTTAGCGCCTTGGCTTTCGCGTTTTGCCTTATGTGTGCGGCTTGGTATTGCTGCCTCGTATGCATTCATCACATATCGGCTTTTTGCTCGCTGCGCGCCCCATTTAGGCGAGATTGCGGCAATTGTTTTATCTAATATTCCCATCGTTTAAAATCTCGCATATTTAATTCTGTGGCGTTTAACGTGCTGTCTTGTTTCCGCTAATAGCTCATTAAGCATTTGTTGATAGCGGTCACGTTGTTTTGTCCATTCGGACACTTGATAAGATACTAATCGACCGTTAAAGCTCACTTGGCTTTGGGCGTTTTCGATTTTTTCATCAAGCGCTCGGATTTTTTCTTCTAGTTCGTCTCTGTCGTAGATAGCCATTTTTGCCCCAATAAAAAACCGCACTTTTTTACGGTGCGGTTAGTTAAGTAGTGGTAACTCAATTTGTAATTGATCTTCAAAGATTTTTAGTGTCGCTTCAAGCAACGGCTTTTTACCTTTCCACTCATTCAGCGCTTTACCACAAACGCTTGCTAATTGTTTTTCGGCTTTATGCTCGCCCAAGGCTTGGTAATATTGCTCAAGTAATGTCATATTGCCAGATAACAATTGCTCTTGCATAAAGTTAAAGGCTTTAATGTAAGCGATCTTAATTGCCATTGCTTTTTTTGGTTTTATATCCCATAACCAGCAACATAAAGCCGTCTTTTGTCATCTCAAACATTGGACGCTTTTCGCCTTTTTTATCGATGTATTCAACCAAACCAAAATTGGTTCGGTTAAATTCGTCATCACCAGATTCTAAAATTTCACGGATATCACGTATAACATGGTAATGATACTTGCCAAAAACTTTTGCTACAGTTTCTGATGTGGTAATTGTTTTTGCGTCTTTATTTTGTACAAATTGTTTAAAATTTTCAGGGTTTGCTAATTGCATTTTCCACCTCCAAATTTAGATAATAAAAAGCCCAAACTATCTCTAGTCAGGGCTTGAGTTATTACCGCAACATTTCCACCTTTTTACAGGCCCGATATCTATCGATTTAAGGTTGTCTAGGAGTTAAAGCCAACCGCTTTTTTTACTTCCGCCACCATTTAGCCAATTACTTTTTGTTTTGGCTTTCGGTTGCGGTTTAACTTGTTCAACTTCTACCGCACTTTCAGTTTCTTCTTTCGGTGCAGTTGTCTCTTTTCTGATTACATCAGGATTTAATTCAGGTAGTTTTGCCCAGTATGGGACATTGTCCTCATCACCCCACTTAATACGCTCATAACCACGCAAAATAGCGATTGCATGGGCATAGCAAAATAAGTCAAACGCCTCATTATTGCCTTTGCCTGGTTTACGCCATTTACCGTCTTGTCCGCGCTCCTCATAGGTCAACTCATCAAAAAACCATTCCCCAATCCATGCTGGGAAATGGATATAGTTAGCGCCGACAGTCTCACGACTTAGTGCATTACTAATGCGATCTTTGAGTTGGTCTGTTTGGAGTAGGTATAACGGCACATCGCCACGCGCTTTAGCATGACGATCTGACCGTGATGTATTGTCAGGATAAGTGCGCGTAATAAGTTTTTGACGCTTAGTGCTATCACCTTTGACGAGATAGACGCGCTTAGATAATCCATCGCGTTTGCATCTACGCCAAAACTTATAAGCGTTATCTGTTACACCGTCCTCACCGCCGCTATCTACCGCCAGTGCAAGGATTGGCATAAACCCGCCATCTAGCCCCTCAATGCGATATTGTTTATTTAACACGTCGCTAATAAGCAAATCCCAGTCCTCAGGGTAGGCGGACGGGTCAATCGGGAGACTTTCTCCATCGGCATTGCTCCGCATTGATGATTTAATGTTGTATCTATCAATGAGCCATCGTTCGCTGTTTTCGCCATAGCCAACAATTTGGACTACAAAGCGACGGTTCCGCCCACCCTGTACATCAACTGCAGCCAATAAAAAACGGCACCCAAAAGGAACCGTTCTTTTTTCTGTATCTTCTCGCCGCTCCATTAGCTCATCACTTCGGCGTTGCTCAAGTGCGGAGCGTGGTAAATAAGGCAATCCCCAGTCAGTATTTGTTACTGCCTTTAAGGTCTCCTCACTGCCGGTCATCTCAAATTCGTGCTCAGCAGTGAGTAATTTATAAGTTAATTGCGCCCATGTTTGATAAGCGGCTGCAGGGCCTTCTAACCAAAATGATGCAATACGAGAGTTTCTTCCCTCTCCATGTATCACACCGTCTTTATCTATCGTTTGTCCCTCTTTTAACCACTTGCCACCGATGTTTAATGCTCGTTTTTTATCAGGATCTACGAGAGATTGACAATGAGGGCATTGCAATCGAGCATTTTCGCTTGCCTTAACATAATCGGTATCATCACGATAGCCGACCATGTTAGCCATTGATGGCTCAAACCATTCGGAGCAACTAGGGCATTGCCAATAAAATCTACGTCTGTCTCCACGGTTATATAGCGACAAAATACCAGTCGTTGGCGGTGCCTCGTGAGTAGTTTTAGGATGATGTTTTATATCAACTATATCTTTGCCTGGAGAACTCTCTACAAGTGTCATGCCAGCACTCATAAATGTTGTGGTACGTTTTGAGGCTAAACTAAAGCCATCACCCTCACCATCTACATCTTCTGGCCATCTATCGTAGTCTGTTAATGCAACGTATTTATAATCAGACGATGACAACACGTTAATTGACGGCCAACCTATTTTTAATAAGTTGCCTGCTCTGAAATATTTATCATGTACGTTATTGTCATTACTGCGAGGACTTAGCCGTTTTTGAATTTCTGGCGAGCATCTAAAAGTGCGGTCTAATCTTTTTCTACTATGTTCGCTTGCTTTTTCTTGAGTAAGTTGAACAAGAAGAAAATCTGACGGATCGCAAATAATTGAATACGTAATCCAACCGTCAATTAATCCTATCGTTTTGCCTGTTCGAGCTGGACCAACAAAAATCACCGCATCATATTCACGCGAATTCAAGCAATCCATTGGTTCAATGATGTAAGGTGCGGTATTTTTATCCCATCTAACAGAATTACCACCACCAACAGGAACTCGCATATATTCAGAAACAGCCTCAGATACTTTCATTCTGCGCGGAGCTTTGACAAGATTAGCAACATCGCGGCGAATATCTTTAGCTGATGCAAACATTTACTCTTCCTCTCTGTCGCTATGATGATTTTGCTTTTCTTCTGACTGCTGAATTTGAATAGCCATTTGATCTCTTAAGTCATCAATGACTTGCTGTACTCTAATTAATGCCGATGGTGATAATCCGCAATCCCTTTCTAGAATATCTGGTAAAGTTTCAAGTGATTGAACGACCGCTTTAGCTTGAGCGCTCATTTCTTGGGCCACTTCATAAGCTGGAATTAGCTCACCAGTTTCACGCTCATATTTAAGTCTTTCATTTTCAGCTTGCCAAAATGCCCGTCTATCACTAGGTGATAAACTATCGACATCTGCCGTCATTTTTTCAACAAGCCCAATTCTGATTAAATCAGATAGCGAATAAAGTTTTAATTTTGTGTTGCTACCAATCGCTGGAGTTAATCCGGCAAGCCTTTGAGATACTGTCTGGCGGTGCATTCCGACAAGTTCGGCTATTTGGTTTATGTTTAATTTAATATCAAATAAATTTTCCATAATTACCAAACCTCAAAAAAAATTTTGATTGCCAACCACTCGAAAATAAGAAGAAAGATGATGATGCCTTAGGTGTCAAAAAACTGTCGAAAACCGCGCGCCCGAAACCCCGTGGAAAGGGGCATCCCCTCAGGAGTACCTTTTAATTTTTAAAATCAATTAGTTAAAATAAAAAAAGATCGCGTTTTATTTAGCGATCTTAATTTTTCATTATTGCTACTTATTAATCTTTGTAGATTCAATCCACTTGTTAATGTTTGTTATTTGGCTAGCGCACATATCTCTTTCTGCTTTCACCGTGATTAAATGCTCAACAGCTTCACCGTATGTATTACCAGTGAATGGCGTTTTCACACATGGCACTAAAAAAGCTTGAGGCGGATAAATGTATTCCGTCTTAGTTGTTACCTTATTAGTGCAACCGCTCAATAGCGTCATCGTTAATACGAGTGCTATAGCAAGGTTGTGTCTTAATAATCTTTCTAACCACTTGGATTTTATCTTGGCTTGCTTGTTTGATTTCATCATGAATCACCCTTTGCTGTTCCACCGCTTGGCGTTCTGTTTCAAGAGCATTCTTTAGTGATTGATTAACTTGCTCTTGGCTTTTAATGGTTTGGGCTTGCACTTGGTTTTCGGCTCTTAGTTCATCTATATTCTTCGATTGGTGCCAAATCCAACCGCACAAGCCCAAAATGGTTAATGAGATAATTGCGATTGCGTAACTTTTAAATCTACTAAACATAACGCTCTCTCCTTTTCTCTACGCTTGATTAAGCCTTGTAATTTTCTGCCGTCAGCATAAACCCAGCGTGAAAGTTGATTACATCCCTCAACATACTTACCATTTCGAATCAATCGAAACATTGTTGAATTTTTAAGATTGCCACATCCATTATTAAACGTGACAGATACCATAGCATCAAACACAGATTGAGGTAGCGCTCTGCCATTGGCGTATCTATCAACGCACGATTCAGCAAGTTTAATGTCGTTTTTCCATCGGTATGCGATTTCTTCATTTGTGTATTTCTTGTTAGGCTCTATCTTTTGTCCAGAGTATTCTGTTGAGCCAATACCAACAGTCAACACATCAGCAGGGCATTTGTATGGGGTAGCCATACAACCCTCTGCATTACCGATTATCTCCGCTCCAGCAGGGCTTAATCTTAGCTCTCCGCCAAATTGAGAATACATAATCCCAATGACCGCAATAACGGAACAAGCACCAAGCGCTTTTCTAGTCTTCCCTAACACCATCATCAAGCCCCTGTTCTAGTCGTTTCATTCTCGCCCGATGCATCTCTTCCGCTCTGCGTTCTTCGTTTTCTCGAACCTTGCCCTCTTGGCATTTAGCGTACATATTAACGAGACCACTGATTAAACCAATAATCAAACCAAAAATAGCTAGCCACTCTTGGAATGAATACATTGCCCAGAATGCGCCAAAGCCAGACCAAAAAATACTTTGATTCCCTGCGTCTTTTAACATTCTCATACTCCACCTCGCTGTTTGTTTGCGGGGCAATAAAAAAGCCCACGCCTTAACGTGAGCTTGGTGTTTGGATAATAAAAAACCCCGACCGTTTCCGATCAGGGCTGTTTCTAAACTTATTTTGCGTTCGCTATGCGCTAAAACCGCAACTTATACTATATACTACAATTTTACTTGCAAGCTGTCAATACTTTTATTAATTATTTTTTCAAACTACACCATATTTCCAAAGTGCGGTCTTTTTAAATAATGTTTTCTACATTTCACAGCGTTGCTTTATTTGCGCTCTGCTGTTGTGTAGTAATTGGGCTTGCGGAAGACGCTCCAACAATTTTTTGATTATCGGTTGTGTATCATGGATAACTTTATTACACCATCTTAAATTAAATTCAGGTGAACTATAAAGATTTCCATGAATGATTGGTTGTATTTTTCGCAACAAGAAACCGACACTATCGGAAAAGCGTGTAAATGCCATCCATGTATTAATCAAGTCTTTAAGTTCGCTCTCAGTTAAATTAAGATTCATACTTGATTCTTTCTTTTCCTCAATTATCAATTCACCCTCTAGCACGATTTTATGAACATACTCTACCGCTTTCGGTAATTGTTCTAATGTCAAATCTTCGATTGATTCCACATTAAAGCGCTGATGAATTAAATGATAGGCATCGGAATAAATTAACCCTTTCTTGCTTACCAACATGTTTACTGCGTTTCGCAATCCTGTTCGTTGGTCTACTGTGGTTTTACTGTAAGAGCCAGTTTTTCGAATTTGCGGTAATACTTCACTTGTTACCCATTTACGGAAACGGTGTGGAACAGATCCTTTTTTCACTGCGTCACGGCAGCGGAGGATTAAAGTGTACATTCCACTTTCTGACACCAATGCAAGGCTTTGAGCACCGTTCCCTGCCGACCCTAACTTTAAGTTAGAGTCGGTAGAAATCATTTTTTCATCATCGTCTAAATTTAAAATTGCCTTACTTGGGTTTGTAATCCCTAATGTGTCGCAAAGATCTTTTGCAACGAACCAAGGCTCATTGTTAATTAATAAAGCGCGGATTGATTGATTTTCAAAATTGAAAGTTGAGAGCTGTTTGGTTTGAGTAGTCATTTGAAGATTCCTTTTGAGAGAAACACTGATAGTTCGGGTGGTCGGCAGCTCAAAACCTGTCTTCAATCAGGCGGAGTTATTCCCTTTCGGTATTGTATTCTTCGCACTGCCGACCATTGGTAAATAAATTATCTTTTTTTTTGACCGCTTACAATGGGTTAAATAATGGCAAGGTTTAACTCACTGGATTTTAGGTACAAAAAAATCACGCTGACGGGGTGAATTACCGTTGAAGATAAGGTTTTTGAGACCTTGAAAAACATACTAATAAAAAAGCCCCTTTTAGTCAAGGGGCAATTTTCTAAAGTCCAGCTGCTTTAACTAATTCTTTCAATCCATTGATTTCATTTTCAGTGAAAGAATACTCATTATTACAAATCTTAATATCAATCTGGTTTGCGTTTGCCAATTGTTTAAGTTGAGTATTTGTAGGGCGATAAATATTTAGCTGCAAATAGAAACGAGCCGCCGCAGTTAGCCCCGAATTATACGGTTTTAAATTGAATTTTTTACCATCAACTAACCAGTGTGTTTCGTCACATTTTACAGGAGATCGTCCTTTTTTAGTAATAAGTAACTCATTATATTGCTTTTTACCCTTTATGACAGAAAATTTTTCTGGGACTATAGTTTGAGTATATTGGCTATCTACTATCCCAGATACTTCCCATTTGATTTCTCGCTCACCAGTGAATTTATCTGTCTTATCAGTGATTTTACCCTTTAAAGCTAATTCGTCTTGTTTTGCCCATTTTTCGCTTAGGCTTTCTTCCTTTTGTTGTTGTACGGTGCACCCAGATAAAAACGTAACCATAACACCAATCAATAATAATTTTTTCATTTTTGCTCCTATTGTTTTAATAAATTAGTTAATTTTAATATAGATTAGCTTTAAATATTGTGATGTATGTCTCAAAATAAAAATCCGAACAAATCATTTTTGACTTATTCGGATATTGTTTAATCTAGGAACATAAATTTAATTTGAGCTGCAACAAAAGCGCCTTTTAAAAATCTAATTCCTTGCGCACGCTCCCGATACATCTTGGCTGGTGAGATATTAAGAGCGTTACAAATCTCTCTCTCGCTTGCTTGTTGAATGTATAGAGCCATTAAAATTTGATACTGCAATAAATCATCATCGTGTAGGTTCATTATTTGCTTTTCAATTTTTAAACACTCGTCATCTGTTAAAAACTTGATATAAGCCTTTCTTGCTGTCGGCAGCACTGGGATTGATATTGTTGTGCTTGGATATTCTGTTCCAATTCTGTCACGGCCCCAGCAATTACCCCATTTTTCTAAAATTCGCTCAACGCTATAACTCATTCTTGGCTCCCGTATAACTCTTTGATTTTGGCTTTGTAGTATTTGATGATTTCTTTGCAATCTTCGATTGTGTATTTCTTTGGTTCGTGGTCTTGTCGCTCTAACCATTCAACTTTATCTACACCGATTTTTTTAACTAGATTGATTCTATATTCGATAATGTTGCCGCTCTTATGGTCATTACAGGGTGCGCACTGTTTATGGACGTTCAATTCACAAAATCGCAATTCTGGACAAGCTCCAACACTCCGATAATGCCCTGCGTGATACTGCCCTTTGTGATGCTTGCCACAGCTTATACAAGGATCGTCTTTATCTCGTAAACGGATAAATTTATTAAATACCGATTGAGCATCTTTCAACCATTCGGAGCGGCTTTTTAATTTAGCCTTTCGCTCTCTTCGCTCTACTCTTTCCTCTTTCTCTTTTTTCTTTCTCGCCTGCTCTTTGGAAAGGATAATCGCACATTTAGGTGAGCATACTTTCTGCATTGAACTTATAGTTTTGACAAAGTAACAACCGCACACCTTGCATTTGGTTTCCTTAGGCTTCTTGTTCATATCTACCACCATTTACCAGTGATTAAGATTGTCCCGATAACTACGCAGGCGTAAGCTATAATCAAAATCTTTAACTCTTTTTCATTCATCGTCCGCACCCTCAATAAACAAAATAATCACAAACACCACCACAAAGAGAACTACCGCTAGAGCTATTTCTTCTCTCATTTAGTGCCTTCAGCTATCATTGAATTTCAAACAATTTTCCGGCTGAAAATCTAGCAGCAACAGCATCAAGAAAATCGTCATAAACTCCGATGTGGTAGCGTTTATTGCCTTTATTCACAACAACCCTCCACTTTCCAGTTTTTATTATTTTAGTCACGCCGAGACAATTGTTGTCCTTGGTTAGATACTTGCTTCTGTTAGCTTTATTTTCTAAATAATTTTTTTCTTCGTTGGTAAAGTTGTTATAATCTCTATACCCATGGTGCATTAGTTTTTTCTCGGCCATGTAAGCAATTCTTGCTTCACTTTCTGTTTTAAATGTCCCTATATGTATGGTCTTAGACTTTATGCGTATAGATGCAATAAAATTACCGGTTCTTTTATTTTTGCTTACTCCTATATATTTACTGTATTTACCGTTACCCAATAATCCTCGATTCTGACCGTTCTTAACTCTATCCACTACTCTGAGATTGCTAATACGGTTATCAGTTTTTACTCCATTTATATGATCGATTATTCCATTAGGCTCCTCCCCATAAACATAGAGCCATGCCATACGATGAGCTAACACTCTTTTATTATTAATTATCAATCGCACATAACCGGTATTATTAACGGAGCTTATCTTCTTCCCTGCAAATCTAACATTCCAAGATTTCATCTGTTTATCACTATTAAAATACGATCTATCTCTTGGTAGCCAATACATATCTCCAGTATCAAGGTCATACCTAATTATTTTTCTTAACTCATCCGCTTTGATATTCATGTTAAATCCTTAATTTCAATGCCATTTCCTGCGCAAAATGCTAATATATAATCAATTAAACTAGATAATCTTCTGTTGCTCATTTTTGACGTGCGCTCTCTAATATTTACTAATTCGCCCTCAATGCCTCTCACAATCTTTGATTGCTCACCTGTGGCTATAGAGTGCGCGCTAACTAATAAATTTTTCCAAGCATAAATATCTAGTTTTTCACCGTCCCATGTGGCGTTCTCGCTAATATCGCTTAATAGTGCGTGTAATTTTGAATTCTGCTCAAGTGATCGTGTCATCGGTTGGATTTTTACCACCAACGGCTTTTTGTCGTCCGTTGGCAGCTCTTTGATAAACTCAATGCAATTTAACCGCACTTGGTTTGAGCGTAGAAAAAATTGCTTTTTAATCTCCATTATTTTTCCACTCCAGCCCTTTGAATGAATCAATATGAACGTGCCGGATAACTTGATTCATCGCTTTTTGATATGGGTTAAAAATTGCGATTACATTTCCACGGCAAACATCAGTATATTTGCCAGTTTCACCGTTTAGAAATTTAACTCTCCCACCAACGATAAAGCGGATTTCAGTTGCTTTTTGCGTAACAAGAGCGAACCATTTTGTAGATATATCGACAGGGAGCAACATAACGACCAAGCAATTATTGTTTTCAAAGAGGCTTACTGCTCTTTCAATAAATGGCAATGGCTTGCTATACGGAGGATTTACGAATACGCTTTCGTCATTTAGTGGATAAGTTAAAAAATCCTGCTCTTTTGTGATAAAAAATTCAGGCACTTTTGCATTTTCAGCACTAGCGCAGCCATCACAAGTAAAGACGAACTCATTATCAAGTGGGTTAAAAATTGATAATGGAGTTGGATAGGTATCTTTATCAAATTTTTGCTCTGTCATTAGTTGGCTCCTTTTCCATAACTTTTCGCATAGCTTTTCTGTGCTTGTTGCGGTTTTTCGTTTAAATCTTGATAGGCTTTTGCTTGGTCGCAATCGACAAAATGACCTTTATCAAATCTCATATACGCAGTGCCTAATTCGCCAAAACGGTTTTTAGTGATGATGGCTTCTGAATACGGATTATCTGTATTGGCTTTATAAGCACCCTCACGGTAAAGCATAATGATTTGGCTTGCATCTTGTTCGATTGAGCCAGAATCTCTTAAATCAGAGTTTGCTGGGCGTTTAACTGCTCGGCTATCAACTTCACGATTAAGTTGGCAAAGTAAAATAATCGGAATATTGAAATTCTTGCTAAACGTTTTGAGCTTGCTCATTGAGTTTGCGATAGCTTGGGTTAAATTGATGTTACTTGCTTGCTTGTGATCCATTAAGCCTAAATAATCAATCACGATTGCGGATAGACTGCCTACTTCGCTCAAGTGTCTTTCTGTAATCGCACAGATTTCGTCCGCTGATAAACCGCCACGGTCAACGAAATAGACTTTCTGCTCACGAATATCAGTGATTGCGTTGGTTAAACGGTTGTAATCTAAATCGTCTAATTCCTGTGGATTGCGGAGTTTTTCCACACCAACGCCACCTGTCGCACTTAGTAAGCGGTCGATTAATTGAAAATTCCCCATTTCCAAGCTGAAAAATAATACTGAACCGTTGTTTTTAGCGATGTTTCGTGTGAGTGTTAGGCTGAATTCTGTTTTGCCTGTACCAGGACGACCTGCGACCACTACGATGTCAGTAGAATTGATTCCGCCTAGAATGTTATCCACTGCCTCAATGCCTGTGTAAAGTAAACGCTCTTTAAAATCGCTTTGTGAGCGTTTTTCTAGTACATCAATGTAAGAATCCATTAATTCACCCATTGCCACAGGTTTGATTTCTGTTTTGCTAACAAGGAGCTTTTGAATTTGATTTAACGCTTTTTGAGTTAATTCATTCACTTGGCTTTCGTTACGAGCTTGTGACATTTCGCCGGCAAGTTTAAGCATTGTTTGTTGAGCTGAACGGTTTACCCAAGAAGAATGGATTTTTTTCGCATAACCTAAAAGGTTTCCACCGTAAGTCGCACCATTTGCCATTTCTGCTAACGTTGCTAGGTTTTCGCCATAGTCTTGAGAAAGTAACAGGAAGTCGATTAAATCGTGTTTACGGGCTTGTTTGCGAATGTTTGCGTATAAAGCACCTAGATTGTAGGTTGCGAACATTTCAGGTTCTAACCAACTAATCACTTCACGAGCTTGAGCAGTTAATCCTGTTGCTAGCATTGAGCTGATTAGTCCGTATTCTAGGTTGTAGTTATTATCTTGCGTTACCATTACCAATTCCCCTCTAAAACTTTATCCAGTGTTGTCTCTCTCAAGATGTATTCAAAATCTGCTTTCCAGCCTCGATTGTTTTCGCCAAAGTAGAAATTCGGGGCGGACTTTAAGAAGTCTTTGAAATACTCACCAAGCGCGGACTCTACATCGGTATCAATTTCAAATCGTTTAATAAACACTTGAGCTAGTTTCTTAATCGCTTTCTTGCGTTTATCACTTAACTGTGATGGATTTGCGATTAGTGGCAGATTTGAATTTAATTCTTTAACCAAGTCGTTGTATGTTTCTGCTACTGCTGAATAATTAACCTTGATTGAATTTTGTTTTTTGTCAGTGTGCGGCTTGTCCGCACCCCCGACTTCCGTATGTTCTGCGTTAGCAGATTCCCCGTTAAGGGGTAAGGGGTTATTTATATGTAATCTAGTGTTGTAATCTAGTGTATTAACGAATGTCACTTTGTCGCACTCCCGAATGTCACTTTCGGACATTGGGGAATGTTCGTTTTGTACATTCGCCAATGTTGCTAATAATTCGTCTAATTTGTCACAGTCAATCTTGTAATAAAGACGATGTTCTAAACGTTTATAAGTCTCGGTTAAAACACCTTTTTCACGGAGTAATTTACGAGCTGTTTCTTGTTCTTTTCTTGATAAACCAGTTTCAACTTCTAACTCTTCTTGAGTTTTGTAAACACCGAGATTTGAGTCTGTTTTATCTTGCCAGTAGAAGATTTGCTCAAAGAATACTTCAGCAATAACACCACCAAATAAACGTGCTAAATTTGGTCTGTATGCAATCACTCTACCTGTATTTTTTAGCATTTCTGACGGTCTCATATTTCCAATTCCTCAATCGCTTGATCTGTTACTCTGTCGTATTCTTCTTGGCTTGCGTTTCGCTCTCTTAAATCTCTTTTAACTGCCTCGTATGCTAGAATTCGTTCTCTATCATCTAAGCTAGCTACAAATTCGGGTGAGAATAATCTTTCCATATCAAGCCACCAATCTATATTCAGCTACGCATTTTCCACTTGGTACTACAATCATTCGTCTTTCGATTTTGTGACCCTGTTGTTTTAGGTCATAAATTCGTGCGCCAAGACGTAAGCAATTAAAACGTTTTCCCGCATCTAAGTGAGTTAAGCGGTCGCCTTGTTGTAAGGCTTTAAGGATTAACGCTTTTTGAGTTTTACTTGAACTTTCATTTGCGTTTTCATTAAATTTAGGTGATAATTTAGTCATCTTTTGATGTCCTCCGACTGATAAAGGTTATTACATACGACTTAATCAAAGCCTCTGTTCCCGCAGGGGCTTTTTTTGTCGCCTAATTTCTAGCTAATAAACTAGAAAACTCTTTTGAAAACATTTCCGCTTTTACCTTTCCATTGGTTGCTTTTTCGATTTTTAAAGCATTTTCCAAAGAGATTGAGCCGCCATTAAGCCATTTACTAACAGCGTTCTGACTAACTCCACAGGCTGCGGCTAATGCTTGTTGAGATTTGAAAATCTTGATAGCTTTCAAAATTGCCTTGTTCATCAATAGCCCTCTGTTTTGTTTAATTTAACTTATAGCTATATTTTATAGCTTTAGTTTTTATTTGTAAATAGCCAAAACACAAAAAGTTGTTTGATTTTTTAAAACTAAAGTTTTAGACTTCACACAATCCTCAACAAATAACAGGAGTACGAAAATGAAAACTCTAGGCGAACGTGTAAAAGCTAGACGAATGGAGCTTGGTATTACTCAAAAGGAACTTGGGGATCTAGTTGGAATTAGTCAGAACTCAATCACTAAGATTGAGAATGGCGGAAACACAATACATATAGCGAAACTTGCCTCTGCTCTTGGCGTTAGCGTTGCTTGGTTAAGTACTGGCAATGGCGGTCGTGATGATGTTGTTGTAGAAAACATCGGTATTGATAAACAGCTTATAAGCAGTGAGCCTGATTTATTACACAAGCACCGCATTGATTACTATGATGTAAGAGCAGCAGCAGGATTGAACGGATTTGAAAACTCTGATTACCCTGAAATAATCTCTAGTCTATTTTTGACAGATGAGGGGATTTCTCAATTAGTGGGTAAGAAATCGGCAGATGGAATTTGCCTTGTAAACGTGCCAACAGATTCAATGGAGCCGACAATTAGAAAAGGCGACATCGTGTTCCTTGACACTAAAGTAAATGCTTATAGTGGTGATGGTATATATGCTTTTGCCATTGATGGATCGTTGTTTATTAAACGTATTCAAAAACTAGTTGGTGGTGGATATAGATTACACTCTGACAACAAAGAGAATTACGATCCGCAAGATATATCAGAAGATATTTGCCAAAGTGCTAATTTTATAGGTAGATTTATCCGCACCATTCACATTGAGGCAGTGAACCTGTAAGAAAAGGAGTGGAAAATGAATAAGTCCATGTTATCCAAATACCCGTATTTAAGACAAATAAAACCTGAAGAATTAGCTGACTTTCTTAACGCCAAAGGCAGTACACAAGATAATTTTAAATGTCCAATTTGCGGAAATATTCACCAATCATTAATTGATAATATGCCAATTAGTGAGGAAAACTCAGAAGCTAAAATAGTGCTTCAACCTGTGCTACCAGCATTTACTTACCCAAATGGCGTAATATTAAAATTAGCTATTGAAAACAATGAACTACATAAAAATTATGAGCAATTCACAAATGGATCTGCTCTTGGTTTTGTGAATCAAGTTACATACAGAGAGGTTATTCATTTGATTTGCGAAAACTGCGGTTATGTTAGAACATTTTCAAAAAACAAAGTTCTTGATTGGTTAGTCAAGGAGGGGCGGTTCGATGAGCAAGCTTAATAACAATGTCAGCGCTTTGGATATAAAATACGACAAAATCAAAATACCAGATGGTATAATAGCAGGTAATCAACAAGATGAGCTTAATTTAAACAGGATTATTATGGCAGATTACACCGCTAAAGTTAGTACATTTGAGAGTGCAGTAAACACTATTTCCCAAGAAGTAAAAGATATTAAGGAAAATTACTTAACAGCAAGCACATTTTATCGCTCCGGAATTGTGGCGTTAGTTGTGCTTGTTGGAGCTGCTTGGGCCTTGTATTCTCACATGGATACAAAATATGAAAATCGATTTTCATCCATAGACCAACGATTTGAAAAAGTGGAATCAAATATCCACTCTTTAGATGTTCGATTAACGAAAGTTGAATCTCGATTAGATAACGTTGAACTTCGACTAACTAATGTCGAGAAAAAACTCGACAATATCGATGACAAACTCGATATTTTAATTCAGCAAAAACAAGCGAAGAAATAACTCTTCTACCATATAAAAAAGCCACGCAATACGTGGCTTATTTTTTTGTTAAAAATGTTTCCATTCTAACCCTTGTGTATCAAAAGTAAATTGCCCTTTTCCGTAATCATAAAAACTCGCCTCTACAATCAATTTTTTTGATTTTTTAAGCTTACTCACAAAGGCTTTCATAGATTTTTGGTTTTCAATAAATAACGTGTTACTACTTCCATCGTCAGAACCAACCATCCGATAAGTTTCTAGTTTATTATCATCAAATTTAACCGAGATCTTGCAACTGTCATAACAACTATTAAATTGCCCGTTTACGGTAAAAATAACATCATTGCCATATTTCGGATCTTTTCGCAAAGTTAGATACATAGATGAACTTTCATAAGGAAAGCCAAAATTAACCGCATTATTAGAAGAAAGCATTGCTTCATAAGTAGCGGAATTTCGTAATTCATCTTTATCTTGCTTATATTCCCACTTGGATTGAATAGCCTTATTTTCATCTATCACATCTGTTTTTTTCAAAAATACTGAATCATAACATTCTAGACGCTTGCTACTATCTTCCAGCTTAGAGCAAGACTCCCCTGTTTCATTCGCAACAGCAAAAACAGGCAAAAGACATAAGCCAACAAGTAATTTTTTCATATAACCTCCATTAAAAAGTGCGGCCATTCTACTAAAAAAGTAGAACGTATTTCGTGATCAGAATCTCAAATCACAATATTCACTGATTAAAAAATAAGCAAATAAACAAATTTTTGCGAAATTTATTACCAGCAAAAACAACCACTTAAACAAAAAGCTATATATTTTTAATAAAAAATACAACTTAGGCTATTTACATAATAAAACTTTAGCTATATCATACACCCATCAAAACGAGATACACATAAACAAATATCTCAGCGTTCTTTAAAAATCAGATTAAAAGAAGTTTGCTCATAACGGCATTATGCGGTCGTGTAGATTAAAAGCCCTACCCTACATAATGAGAGTAAACGGAATACCCACTGAAAGATGAGACCAGTGAAAAACTGACAGTTACAGAAAGTCTAGTCGCAGTGGGGAAATATCTCAAAGCACATTTGAAGTACAGAGACACAACGGCACGTGAAACCGTTGCGAATGATAGAGAGAAGTGTGCTTTGAAATGGCTCTTTGTTTCGTTGGTTGTGGAAACCGACACAGTACAAACACGGTAGTGCTATGAAAAATGACACGGGTTCAAATCCCAAAAGAGCCTCCATCTAAAGCCGCTTTCAAATAGCGAATTAAACCTCAATCTTCTTGAATAACTGATTGAAACGTTGAGAGCGGCTCTAGCTGGAAACAGCGTTTTTCATAATTAAAAATACCTTATCATGTTGGTTAGTACCCCTAGATGCTTTTATTAGGATGGGCTCTAGGGGATTTTTTTAAGACTGAATAATCTGTTTGACAACCATAATTTCTTATACTACTATTCGCCTCAAGGTGTCGAAACCTAAAACTCAAGGCGGATAGTTCAACTGATCGCCACAAAGGCGATTTTTTTATATCCGTAATCCTGACTATGTCGGGAGGGCGACTAATACAACACCTTCGGGAAATAAGTCCAGCCCTTTCCTTGAGCGGGTTTTCGAACCTCCCGACGCCACTGTCGAAAGTGGCTTGTTTTAAACAAATACTCAAGGATTACAATATGTCAAATCTTACTATCTTCAATTTTGAAAACACTCCTATTCAAACCATCGTAGAAAACAATGAAATCTTTTTTAGAGCAACTCAGCTTGCAGAATTGTTGCAATATAAAAATCCACATGACGCATTAAGAAAACACGTTGATTCTGACGACCTAGCAAAACGCGAGATCGTGAATACTATCAATAAACGTGCTCAAGTTCTCTTCGTGAATGAAAGTGGAATGTATTCATTAGTCTTGAGTTCAAAATTAGAGCAAGCAAAAAAAGTAAAACGTTGGATAACTAAAGAAGTTTTGCCGCAGATTCGCAAAACAGGAAAATATCAACTTCAACCACAACAACTTGCCTTGCCAGAACCTGAGAAATTCACCTTTGAATTTACCGAATATGAACTTCAACAGCTTGCTTGGTTATGGTTCGCTTTCAAGCGTGGTGTAGGCACATTCCAACATATTGAGAGAGCCTTTAACGTTTTAGGCTCAAATATGAGTTCACAAATCTACGGACAGGCTTATGAATATTTAAGCGTGTTACGTTCTACCAATCAAATCTTAAACCGTATCACAAGTGATTTTGACATCGACCAAATGACAAGCTGGCGTGTATTGGAACACTTGCGATACTTTAATCCAAAAGCCGTAAAAATCGACTTCTAAAAACAACGGAAAATCCGACCGCACTTTTGAAAAATCGTGTGGCGGATTTTTACACCCAAAATTCACAAAATCGACTAAAAAGGAAACAAAAAATGGAAAAATTTACTGATGTATTCGCAGAAATCACACGACCTTTAGCAAAGATTGCTTGCGCGATGTTTATCGCCTTTTTGATTGGCGGGATTTCTTGTTGTTTTGCAAGCGAACCTACAGCATTAGAGCGTGAACAAGCAAGAATTCAATGGATTGCCGAACACGGACAATACCAATCAAATCTTACAGAGCAAGCTAAACAAGAGGCCTTAGCCTATACAGAACAAAAACAAGCAGAAATTAACCGCACTTTAGGGGAAAAATAATGAGACTGGCTTATAAAACCTACGCAGAATCGGCAGTAAAAGCAGAAAAGAAAGGTCATTACCTTGAGGCTGCCAAGAATTGGGCTGACGCTAAACGTAATACGGCAGTTAAAAAGAATATCGAGTATTGCCAGCACCGCATTGATTTTTGCCGAAAACATCACTCTCGATTGAAATCAATGGGACAGGAGTAAACCAATGAAACCTTACGCTGATCACTACTCTCAACTTGATGCAGCTAACCAACGTGAAGTTGATTGGCAAGCAGGCTATGAAATCGCTTTAAACGAAGTTATCACTGAAATTGACAACGATTTAAAACAAGGCGACCAAACGCATTATCACGAACTTACAGAAATGTTGTGTGATAACGATAATTTCTGGCTTGCTATTGGTAGCGGTGCAAGTTATGAGCCTTATAGACAAGAGGCGATTAAGAAAATTGCCGAGCGTGAATTACACGAAAGAATGAATGATTATGACCCTAATTAATGGAGATGAGATATGGCGGAAATAGCAAACATTTTCTCTACAGAAATAAAAGAAAATGAACAACACAATGGGATGATTGATACTCAATCGGCGAGAGAAAGCCAAGAAGTGCAGGCAATGATGGTTATTGCGAAACGATTTCCCCGAGATCCAATTGATGCAATGGACCGAATTTTAAAATCTTGTACAAGAAAGACTTTGGCTCAAAGTGCGGTTTATTCCTACCCTAGAGGTGGGCAATCAGTAGAGGGACCATCAATCCGACTAGCTGAAACATTGGCCCAAGAATGGGGAAATATCCAATATGGCATTAGAGAATTAAGCCAATCAAACGGTGAAAGTACGGTTGAGGCGTTCGCTTGGGATATTCAGACCAACACAAGACAAGTTAAAGTATTCCAAGTGCCACACGTTAGATACTCCAAAAAAGGGAAACAAATATTAACTGACCCTAGAGATATTTACGAAGTCGTTGCCAATAATGGTGCTAGACGGTTAAGAGCTTGTATTTTAGGCGTGATTCCTGGTGATGTTATTGAGGCTGCAATGGAGCAATGCTCTATTACTCTAAAGGCAAATGCTGATGTTTCTATTGACGGGTTAAAGAAAATTGCAAGCATCTTCCAAGAAAATTTCAATGTCACGCAAGAAATGATAGGCAAACGCTATCAATGTAAATTTGAATCATTGCGACCTGCTCAAGTTGTTCAATTAAGAACAATCTACCAGTCAATGAAAGATGGTATGTCTCAGCCTAGAGATTGGTTTGATGTTGAGCCTGAAAAACAAGTTATAAATTCAAGCGTTGATGATGAAACGTTTAACAACTGCAAGCAAAGCATCATCAGCGGTGAGACTACTCTACAAGACCTTTGCGATAGTGGGGCTTATGAGTTTAGTCAAGAACAAATTGCGGAATTAGAGGCGATTGAGAATTCAAAAGGTGGTGAGTGATATGAGAAAAGTAATCCAAATTAGCACAGCAATGACAACAAAGTCATCTGGAAACGTAGTGAGCAAAGTGGTGGCGTTGTGTGATGATGGCTCTATATGGCAAATGGAAAGAATTCCAAGCTATGAGAAGTATGGAACCAATTGGACTAGACTTAAAGATATCCCACAAGATAATCCAGATGAAAAAATCCAAACCAAGTTAAACGAGCTAGGTATTGATTATGTATCTGAATTGGAATTTACGGTTAGAACGGATAATCTTTTGAAGGCGATTGGAGTGCTAACTGTTTATGATTTAGTTCAAAAGACAGAGCTTGATTTGATGAAAGTTCCAAATATGGGCAAGAAATCATTAAACGAAATAAAAGATGTTCTTGAATCTAAAGGCTTGCACCTGGGAATGAAAGAATGATGGGAATGTACAAGCTGAAAGCTAGATGCTCTGGGCTTGCTGATTTAATGGTTAAACCGAAAAGCGGTAGTGGCATATCTGCTACCGCTAAAAGTGCGGTTAGAAAGATAGTTAAATATGACCTATTTGGCTATCAAGATTTTGAGGGTAATAAATACACCGAAAAAGGCATCGCACTTGAAGAACAGGCAATTAAATTAAGCGGTCGCAAGCGCGGATTGGCGTTAAAGAAAAACGAAGAAAGACGAGAAAATGATTGGATTACTGGTGAATGTGATATCTACGTTCCGAGCAGAAAGCTAATCATTGACACAAAGTGCTCGTGGGATATTGGTTCGCACCCATTCTTCACAGATGAGGCAGAAGAAAAAGCCAAGAAAGCAGGATATACAATCCAAATGCAAGGTTATATGTGGCTTTGGGATTGCGAAGAGGCTCAAATCGACTTTGTTTTATTGCCTACTCCATTCGAGCAATTGTCAAGCTATGACGACCCGACACGATACATTGATTTAGTGGAGCAAATACCACAATCAAAACGCATTACGACTGTTACAGTTAAACGTGATGACAAAATCATCGAAGAAATCAAAGAACGAGTAAATGCCGCTCAAAAATACTATCAACAGCTTATACAGGAGATGAGTTAATGAAAGAAGAATTAAAAGGATTAAAAGAGGCCTATCTTTTTTATAAAAAAGTTTTAAAAGACGAAGATGCAATGGCTTGTGGTTGTTTAAGGGATGCTGAAGAATGGCTATTCAGAGAACTTAATGAGTTATTTGAGAATCAGGAGTAAATATGGCTGGAATTAATAAAGTAATCATTGTGGGGAATTTAGGAAATGACCCAGAAATCCGCACAATGCCAAACGGTGAGCAAGTTGCGAATATTACAGTGGCAACATCTGAAAGCTGGACGGATAAAAACACTGGCGAGCGTAAAGAGGTGACAGAATGGCACCGTATCGTGCTTTACCGCAGATTAGCCGAAATCGCAGGCCAATATCTACACAAAGGTTCGCAGGTCTACATTGAGGGGCGATTAAAAACCCGTAAATGGCAAGATAACAACGGACAAGACCGTTACACCACAGAGATTCAAGGCGATAACTTACAGATGTTAGGCGGTCGTCAAGACGAACCAAAACAAGCGAAATCAAGCAAAGCTAAACCAGAACCATTAAGTGCAATGGCTGAGAAAGATGATGGCTTTGACGATAATATTCCATTCTAGGGGTGAGTTATGAGTAAATTTATTAAATTGACAAATTTTAGAGCTGGTGATGGTGATTTAATTGTAAATGTAGATTTAATTAGAACTGTAACATCATCACACAATGACTGCTCAATTGTTAAGTTTTCTGACGAGCATAATGTTGTAGTAAAAGAAACTCTAGAACGTATTTTAAAAATGATTGAGACCGCTAGATAAGGCGGTTTTCTTTTAGGTAAATTATGGACAAAGAACAAGGTGAATAATAATGAAACCAAATTTTAGATATTTTAAATGTGCATTAAGCATTGAGCATATTAAATCATTAGATGAGAAATGGCGAAAAGATAGAGAGGTCAGAGATAAAAAACTTGAAGCTATTTTTGACACTATCCCATTTTATGAAGGATGGAGAGGGAGCGAAAGTAACATATTTGGAATTGTTTGTGGTTTAGATAATCCTGAATATACCAAAATAAAAGAGGATAAGACCTATAAATTCGAAATGCTCGAAAATAAGAAAGTTGTCATCACTGGCAACCGCAGAACAAAAGCTGGTAAGGAATTTAACGCTAAAATCCAAAGCGTTAGAGATATTTTAAATCAATATCCAAGCTTTAATGATTTTATGTTGCAAAAATTAAAACTTACTTGCTGGGTGCTTGGTGATCGCTCTGGTTATGTATCGGTATGTGGCGTTGCAAGTGACCACTTTATCGTTTCAATACCAGAAAAATCAGATGGTTTTGGTGGTGATAAATTCCCAGAAATCCCAGAATACCTAATCGAAATTAAACAAAGTGAGTTCCTCGCTTTGCAGGGTAAGTAGGTATAAAAATGAATGAGATTAATGTAAGTATTCCTTATTCGTTTTTTAAGGATATTTTTGAAGATTCTTTTAAATACAACCTAATGCCAACAACTGATGAGTATACCTCTGAATCTATTGAAAATGTTAAAAAGTATTGGGTTTTGCTTAATAGCGGAACTAGAAATGAGTTAATTAGACTATCTAAGTGCTATATATCACTCAATGGAAGAAAAAAAGCTGATGTAAAAGATTTTATCCAGTGGGCTGAAGATAATATCCATAATCAGCACCAAGCTAATTTACAACGACCACTGGTTGATATTTTGCCAGTGGTTAATATGGCAAAGGTAAACAGTAAAGTGGGTGATTGATATGGAAATGGTGCTGGATGGGATGGTTATTGATCTAATTGTTCTCTATGCCTTCGTTCTTTTTGATAGGAGCCAAAAAAGAAAGTTATCGGAAGAAGCTTTCTTTTTTAACGTAAAAGTATGGCTAATTTTAAGAGGTTCAGATTATGTTTCTTGAGGACAAGTACAGGGCAATCAAGCAGAGCGCTCAAGTCATAGATAATGGGCGGTACATTATCATAGAGGCGCAATTCAGAGAAGATTGGAGAGTTTTAATTGATTCTAGGCGAACAGTTAGCCGAGAAGAAGCAGATGAAATTGTTCGATACTGGCTCAAATATAAACAAATATCACCAGAACAAATTTTGGTGATTGAGGTGCCAAATATATTGAGAAGATAGTATGAATTCCGAGAATCTATCAAGAGAAGAAATTTTAGAAAAGGCTTACCAAGAAAATTTAAAAGTCATCTGGGATAGTGCTTTATTTAAAGATGGTTATGAGGTTGTTGGCAAGCATAAAAATGGGAATTATATCGCTAAGAATAGAATCAATGTTCTATATGAAATTAATAGCGAATATGAAAACGTTAGACTAATTTAACAAATCCAATAGGCGTTCAAAGTGAGCGCCTTTTGTTTTAGGAGAAAGAAAATGAAAGAATTTAACTTAGATGCAGCTTTAAATGGCGAGCTAGTTAGATTAAGACAAGGCTCAAAAGCTTATGTTGTTGGAAAAATTCCTAGTAACCTTACTTATGAAGATAATGAACTGATTGATTACCCTTTAATTGGAGTTGTTTTAGATGAAAACGGGTACTTAACTGGCACCGTAGTATTTTGGACTATAAATGGTAAATGTTCTGAAGATGGTGTTTTGCATGATGCAGACATAATCGGGATGTGGGAAGAGCCAAAGATTAGAATTGAAGATTTACCTAAGCCGTTTAGGCCTAAGGATGGTGAACCATTCTATTATATCTATCGCTGTAAAGCCTATTGTGATCATGAGTATTCGGAAAGAAGTCCAACATATAGATCTTTTTCTCGAAATGGTCAATGTTTTAGATCTGAAAAAGATGCTAAAAAATGGCTTGATTTTATGAAGAGTATGATGGAGTAAGTGATGGATATTATTAATTTAATCAAACAGCAAACGCCTGAAGAAAGACAGGAATTATTCAATGAGTTTATTAAACTCTTAAACCAAAAGAGAGAATATGTAGATATTCCTGAGTGTATTGTGTGTTCTGCCTGTCAAGTATTTGTAGATACAAGAGATGGTACAAATGAAGATGGTAGTGAGATTATCCATGAAGTATATGGTTTAAGACACTATGACTCATTCATGCACAAACAACTGGATGAACTAGAAAAGAACTATAAATACCCTTTACTAGACTGGGAACAAGGATTCCTAACTAATAAAGGTCGTTTTGTAGGTCGTAAAGAAGCAATGGAAATTGCTAAAGCACAGAACCAAGTAATTCGACTATCTGGTTCACCAAATTCAGATATATTGTTCTCAGAAGATTTATATTAGGAGTAAACATGACTTCACCATCTTTAGCCTATCAAGATGCAATGAATGGCATTGCTATTTTATATGACGCATTATCTAATGCAGAAAACGAGTTAGAGAAACTCAAAAATGCATGGATTAAGTGCAGCGACAAACTACCGCCTGTTTATGCAAGAGTCTTAGTTTATGGAAAGTGGTATAACAGCAATATCATTACTATAGGTTTGAGAGATAATGAGAATAACTGGAAATTTTTTCCTGCATTAGAATCGGTTATCTATTGGCAACCACTTCCAGAACCGCCGAAAGATGAATAATTAATAACCGCTCTTATGGGCGGTTTTTTTATTGGAGCAAAAAAATGAACGTTACACCATTATTTATTTGCAAATTGCTAAAACGGGAACCTGTCAGCCCATGGAAAGAATTAATAGACAGTCTAGAGAACAATCCTTTCGATTGGGTCACAAATAGTTGCACTGTGGATAACAAAAACAATAAAACTAGATTTTGGATCGGAAATGGATACCCGCATTTTAAAATTTATCCGGGAGAATTAAAAATCCCTATTTCGCAAAGATACAGAGTTTACAAGGCTGTAAATGAGGTACAAGCGGCTAGATTTAAATCAAATAAATAGCAGTTTATTGGAGCTTTTATGGAAAGAGAATTTTTTGATGAATACTGCAGTCCAGAATTATTAGCATTAATAACTGGATATGTTTGTCCAAAATATCAGATGAAAAGCTTAAATGAATTCGGAATTCCTTTTCTTCATCCAAAAGGAAATAGAAAATTCCCGCTTGTGTTACGATCTGATGGTGACAAGATTTTGAAAGGTGAGAAAGTGCAGCAGATTACACAAACAAAAGAAAGAAGGCGGTCTGCAGTATTAAGTTAGTAAGGGGGATATATGGCACGTCCAAGAAAACGAATTAATCAAGGATTGCCACAAGGATTAGTATGTCGGAATCGAAAAAGAGCAGATGGATCAATCGTAGTTTATTACTACTACACGATGGCCGATAAAAAAGAAGTTTCGTTAGGAAAAGATAAGCACATTGCTATTCTGGAAGCTGCAAAGCTAAATATGCAGTATCTCACGAAGAAAGACAATATCCTTTTTATTGAAGTTCTTGAACGATACGAAAAAGAAGTTGTGCCGCTTAAAAAAGCGAAGAATACTCGAAACTCAAACATTCAGGCAATAAAGAAATTACGCCAATACTTCCAAGATCCACCATTTACCCTTGATGAAATAGAGCCTATACACATCCGTGAATATTTAGATTGGAGAAAAGACGTTAAACCAACCGCAAATATCGAAGTTGGGTTATTTGGCCACATTTGGAGTATGGCGAGAGAATGGGGGTACACTGAAAAGATTAGCCCATCAACAGGGGTTAAAAAATTCAAAGTAAATTACCGTGATGTGTACATTGAAGATTATATCCTAGATAAAATATACGACTGCGCCACAGGTGATATGAAGGATATTATGGATGTGATGTATTTAACCGGACAACGTCCAATAGACGTGGTGAAAATCCATAGTTCACACATCTACAATGATTTACTGCATATTACACAGCAAAAAACAGGTAAACGTGTTGCGATTAAAGTTATAGGTAAGCTAAAAGAGATTATCGACAAGCGGATCACTGAAGAAAATCAGTTCCTATTTACGAATAAATGGGGGCGAAAGCTCGAGCGCAGATCGCTTACAGATTATTTCAAAGACACCCGTAATGCAGCAGCAAGAAAATATAAAGAGCTAGCCGAAGAGATTAACCAAGTGCAACTGAGAGATCTTCGAGCTAAAGCAGCAACAGACCTTTCATTAATGATTGATGATGAACGAGCAAGAAAACAACTTGGCCATACTTCTGCGCGTACCACTCAACATTACATCAGAAAAGAAAAACCACTCAATCCTACCAAATAAAAAAGGCTCTTCAAATGAAGGGCCTTTTTTTTGTCACAAATCACGTTCCGAAACGTTTTTGAACCTCATTGATTTTATTAATCTTTAAAACCTAAAAATAAGGAAAGGTTTCGGAATTAAAATCGACTTTAGATAGCGTAAATACTGGATTATGCTCTTTTGAAGTCAATGTGAACCAATTTTGGTTTGAATGGGTGACGTTGCATTGCTTGAACTTTCACTGCAACTTCTTTACCTTCA